CGCCGAGGACATACTCCGTATTGTCAAGCACGCCCTTATCTGGATCATCCAAGGTGAAGAAGCTGACGCCCGTCGTCAGGGAGAGGTCGAAGGCGATCTGGGCGCGGAGTGTCATGCCGCCCGGAAGACCGGCCCGTTGGCCTGCTCGAACTTCCGCACATACTCGACGATCTGCTGCCCGATCGCCCGCGGGTCACCTACCCCCGCCTGCACCGTGATCTGATAAGAGTTTCCGCCGATCGCGGTGGTCGGGGCGACGTTTCCGTTGCTCCCCGGCACGAACAGTTCCGGGCCACGCTCACCCACGATGTACGGCCGGCCAGCCGACGCCGGTCCGCCGACGGCGCGGCCCGGAATGTTGACCATGCCGCCGCCGCTCAACGGTGCTGTCGCGCCGGTAGATCCTGGTGCGACCGTGATCGGAACGAACGACGCCGCCGCGAACGCCTCCGCACGACGCCGCGCAGCGACCGCCCGGCCGTCGGCTATACCGTCGCGGATCGCCTTCGCGATCTCCTCCGAGATGGCGGCCGCGATCGGCAGGCCGATATTCCGGCCCAGCCGGTCGAGCATCTTCTGCTGCGCAGCGACCTCATCACTCAAGCCTTGGAGAAGTTGAACGGCGTCCGTGATGCCCTGAGCGTAGAAGTTGTTCGCCATCGCCGTGCCAGCTTCGCCGGCGAACACGTTGAACGCCGCGAGGTCAGCCGTCAACTCCGGGACCACGCCATCATTGACGAGGGTGTTCGCGAGGAACTCGCCAGCTCCCGGCCCCTGCGTCGCAGCGACCTGAAGAATCTGATCGATGAGTGCCTGCGATCCGCCAGCGCCTGCAACATTCTTGAGCGATTCCGCGAACTGCTGCGCCGCGAGGATCTGCGCCCGGAAGTTCGCGATCGTCGTCGACACGACCGACTCGCCCGCTGCGAGCGTCCCGTCCTGGCTGGCCTTCTGCGCCGCGCTGAACGCCGTCGACAGGTCGACGGTCCCTTGGATCGCGCCGGTGATCGACGCCGCGTAATCGTCCGACGCCTTCGTCAGTGCCGCGAGGTCATCAGTGGCCTGCTTCACGGCGACCTGAGTCCCCGCCATCGTCAACGCGAGGATCTTCTGCCGATCGGTGAGGACCACGGTCTTTGCAGCTGCGCTCGCTGCCGATCCTCCGACACTGTCCGTCGCCTTCGCGTAATCATTCATGATTCGCTCGCCTTGCTTGACCACCTGCCCGTACACCAGATGCGACTTCGTAGCACCGCTGATCGCAGCATCCGCCGCCAGTGCAGCCGACACCGTTGCAGAGGTGGCAGTCTTCAAGCCAGTTTCTGAGGCGAACGCCTTCGTGTACGCCTGAGTCCTCGCATCCATCGAACGGGCGAGTGCGGCATTCGCGTCCGCTAGGGTCTTCTGCGCCCCCTCGATGTCGCGATCTTTCGTGATCTGCTTGAATGCTATGAACGCCGCGACAACGAGAAGCGTCTGATCCCGTAGCACAGCTAAATCGTTGAGCAAGCCCTTGATGAACTCTACGATTTTAGGAGTGTTGGCTACTAGGTTGCCTAGTTCCCTCCCGAGATCCACTATCGCCGGGGTGAGATCATTAATCGATTGACTGAGCGCATCGCCAGCGTCGGCTCCCTCGCTGAAATTTGATGCGACAGCCTCCATGAACGCCCTTCCGAAGGACTCCTGGAGTTCGCCGAATGCCACGGATACGCGGTCAATCTGGCCTTGGAACGTTGCAGCCTTCACCGCTGCCTGACCGCCGAACGTGTCGGCGAGCTGCTTCGTGATCACGTCCATGTCGCCGGTCGCGAGCGTCGCCTTGCTCAGTCCAGCGCCAAGCCTGCTCAAGCCTGTCGTCTGCCCGTCGAATGCCCTGCCCAAAGCCTGGACGACCGAATCGAGCGAACGGCCCGTGCCGCCGGCCACGTCCAAACTCAAGGCGAGGAGCTTGTTCGCCTCGTCGACGTTGCCGACGCTGCGGACGAGCCGATCAAACGCCGGGATGAGGAGGTCTTCGGCGACACCAGTCTGCCGCTGCAAAGCGTCGACGTTCGTCAGTACCGCGCTTGTCGCCTGCTCAAGTCCGAGGTTCTCCATCGTCTTCGCCAGACGGGCCGCTGCCTCCTCATCGGCTAGGAACGCCTTCACCCCATCGACACCGAACGTGACCGCCATCTGTGCGCCCGCAGCGGCCGCACCGATCGCCGCAGCACCGACGGCCGCACCCATCCCGACACCGATCGCAGACATCTTCGAGAACGCCGCGCCAGTCATCCCCGACTGCTTGCCGAGCAGATCAAGGTCGCGGTGCGCCCGCTTGATATCCCGGTCTTTGTAATCGCCTTGAATGACAATGTCGATAGCCATCAGCGTCGCCCTCCGAGGATCCTGTCCGCTTTGCGTTCCGCCTCGCGGATCACTGCCGCGACCTTCTCCTTCGCCTTCGCGACCACTGGCTTATTCTTCGCAGCCTCATTCAACCCACGCGCATACTTCTCACCGAAACGATTGTTCATGTTGTCGTAAAACGACTTGCCGCGATAATTCTCCGACCGTCGTTTCTTGTTCGATCCGGTGAGCGCGAAGATCGCACCGGGTGCCGACATCGTCGCGACCGCGACCCGGAACTTACCGCCCGTCGACGCCTTCCTCGGCTGCTTCGTGTTGACCTTGATCCCCATGCGGACCTTCGTCGTGTTCCAGGCCAGATTCCTCGTCGTCGCGATGCCGGTCTTGCGGCTCACGTTCGTCGCCGTCCACTTCCCCCAGTTCGACAGCGGAGACGACGTCGGGGTCTTCCTCCGCACCTCGTCGCGCAGCACCTCGCCCGCCTCCTTCAAGCCCTTGTCGATCACCTTGAAGTTGTCACGATCGAACGCCTTCAGCACCGCGACAGCCCGCTGCTCACCCGTGATGCGTACCTTCATCACTTGGATCGCCTCCGTCCGTCGCCGTGCTGAGTGTGACGCCACCGCAAGTAACGCAACATCGTGATCTGCATCCGATCCGACTCCTGCAGGATCACTGAAGGAGAAAGTCCGAACTCGTAGGCAAGGTGGCAGAGGGTGAAATGGGTACTGCCTTCTCCAAAGGGCGGATCTCCGTTTGCCCCTCCGCTTCTTCGTCGTCGCCGACGCCCTCAACGGTCGGTAGCCACTCCTCGAACGTTCGAGTGACCTTCCCCGTCCGCGTCAGTGCTGCCCACGACAAGAACCACACGTATTCGAGCCGCTTCCCGACCTGATCCATGCCCAGGTCGTAGGTCCGCTCGAACGTAATGCTGTCCGCGCCCGTGCAAAGCGCACGCTCGACGGTGCCGTCCACGTACTCCACTTTCAGGGGTATCCGCTTGATCATCGCAGGTGATCCCCTCGGCTAGACGGTGCCGCGAGTGACGGTCCCGGACGTTGGGAAGGACACCGACACGGTCGCGAGATCCCCGACCGAGGACGCGAACGGCGTGTACTGATTTACAAGACAGAGCGCCGTGTAGCTCGGGTTCGTCGCCGACACGGTGCCCGACGTCGGAGTGATGACGACAGTCGCCAGCGTGTTCAGCAGCGGGAACAGGGTCGCGTCGACGCTCGCCGCCGCGAAGTCCTGATGGAAGTCGAGCTGGAGCGTGGCATCCTTCAACCCGCCAACACGTGTCCGAAAAGTTTGACCGAACGCCGTCGTCTCGACGTCATCCGATGAGATCTCAAGATTGACCTGCGCGATCGACTGCGAAAAGTCAGTCCCGTTGATGGTCACTTTGTAATCCGTTGCGACGAACTTCGCCATTTCCTTACTCCCTATGCGTAGACGATGACTGTAAAATCCGCAGTGAGATAGATCGTATCCCCAATCGAGGTCGATCCGTAGGCCGACAGCTCGGTTACGTGGAGCGTCTGCGCGACCCCGCCGAGAGTCCGATCCGACTCGATCGCCGTCTTGATCGACCCCGTGCCCGTCGGTGCGCAGTAGCCGTCCATGATCGCCTGCCCATTGCGGGCATCCGCCCGGCTGCTGATAAGCGTGACCGTGAACTGGTACTCGTCGAGTCCGCGCTTGAATGCCTTATCGAAACTGATCGACGTCGGGAATATGACCGCCTGCGGCGGCGTCGGATTGTCGGGCTGGATCGCACTCGCCCGCAGCCCCGTGATCGTCGCGAGGTTCGTCGCCAGCCCGGCCCGCAACGCCCCGACAGTGACCGTCATGCGACGCCGACAATCCGACGATACGGCTCGACCAGTGCAGCGACATCCGGGTCGAGTGCCCGCGTCACGCGCACTACACCCATCTCCCCGAAGCCCGCGACACCCAGCGGACTC